TCAAACGAGGTATTCCAAAATAAAGAAGAGTCTAAATATTTCTTTGAAATATATGAAAGACTTCTTTTGAACTCATACTATAGTAGACTTAATAGACAATCAGGATATAATTTATCTATTTATGAAGCTGAAGCCGATGATGAGGCGGTAAACATATTAAAAAGTCTTGGTCAAGATAATCCTTTCTTATCAAAAACTATTAAAGAATATCTTTTAGATAGTAACAATTATTTACCATTTTTAAGACACATATCAAATCAAGGTCAAGGTGATAGTTGGCAGTCATACATTAGAGGTGAGTTTGTAACTAACTATATTAAAAATGATGTAAACAACCCAAATGCTTTATATAATGAAGATATAATAGTTTCTACCAAATCACAACCTAATGTTTCATTAAGTAACCCAAAAAATTTAACTAATTTAAATAAATATGTTGCGGGTTCTTCATCATCAAATGCTTTTGAGTTTGGCGATACATATCCATTAACTGATTTAGATTGGGATAAAAAGAATTTAGCTAATGGTAAATCATTAAATAATGCAAATGAAGCGTTTGACACTAAAGAAGTTTTAAATTACAATCCAATACAATTAACCATAACTAATTTCTTGGAGAACACTAATGAAAACGAAAGAAGACCTTTTACTTATTTTAATTTTTTAGATCTTAATGTAACTCCTGATATTACAAACCTTAAAGCTTTTTATAAAGATAGAGAGTATAAAGATCAATTAGTAACAGAAGGTAGTATATCATACTCAAATTATTCAGAAAATGTATTTTCTGAACAAACAACATCTATGTTGAACACACCTTATTTTATAAATGCCATACAACAAGGTGTATTTAATTTTAGGTACAAACAAAACGATCCATATCCATATAAAACCGCGGCTTACTTGTTTTTGAATAGTTTACCGTTAGGTACATTAAGAGAAAAATATAAAACTTTTGATGGTCAAGCAACTACTGATTTGAACTACATTTTAGCGACGATGAAGAAATTTGGTGCGGTTCATAAGTTACCATATGCTTGGATTTTAAAATACGGATCTATTTGGAATAGATATAAAACATACGACAAAACCGGAAAAGACTTTTTAGATGATGTTTGGAAAGACTTCAATTATTTAGAAAATTGGGATCCAGGTTTTTCATCATCAACAAAAACATATTCGTTGTTAATTGACGGAGATCAAAAAAATCTAGTGTTACAAAATACAACAGGAACACCACCGTTTACTGATATGACAACAGGATTCTATCCTCAATTAGTTGACGACTTCAATGTATTTTTACAAGGGTTAAAATTGTTTAGTGGTAAAACGCAAGTTACGGGTAGTGCGGTGGTTCAAAGTATATCAGGAAATTCTAATGTGTTTACTGTCACAGGAACATGTACCTGTGCTGGAAGTGTGATAACCGTAAACTCAATTACTAAGAATTACATTCAAGTAAATGATGTTATATCCATACCAATTGGTAATATAAATATTAATTTAGTGGTTACCGGTCTTGGACCAAATACAACAGGTGGTACAGGTACATATACTGTAACCCCAAGTTTTACATCAACAACGACTAATTTTGTTTTAGGAAGTTATATTAGTGTTAGTGGTTTAACTTTAAGTTCTTTAGGTACTGGAAGTATTTTAACAGGATCATCAATAAATCCTCAAGTTACAATACAAAAACAAATTACAGGACCAACACATTCAAACGGAGTTTATAAGTTAACATCGTCAGTAAATACTACGGTTTCGGACTTTAGAGTTCTTAACCCACCACTACAAGTAAATCAAATTGATAGTAACGTCTTAAGTGCGGGACAAATAATAAATGGACCTAACTTAAATGGTAACGTTACCATAATAAGTCAAATTTCAGGAACAACAGGTGGTCAAGGTATATACATTGTATCATCAGGACAAACAGAACCAACATCATCCCCATTCGTTGTTCAAAATCAATACATACAAGGAATAAGTTCATCTGCAATACAACCATTATTAGATAATAAAAAACTAATAATGTTTAACACAACGGACTCAACAATATATGGGGCACCAGGGTTTGATCCAAATAGTTCACTTAGAACTATGAGAATATCACCTTATTCTGTTATTGTTAGAGCAACCGATGAAACAGGTTATTATGTTCTACCATCTTTTGGTACAAACGTCAATCAAGCAAAAGAGGAAGCGTTTAAAAACGGAACCATGAAAACAGAATTGTATAACAACCCTTCAATGTTTAATGGTTCGGTAAGATTATTCTGGAACGCACCTCAATATGGTTGGTTTAATAACGATCAAGTTAAAAAGAATAATCCTTTAACTTATATGAAAGAAATTTTGAATGAACAAAAAGAACAACAAAACTTTTTGATTTCAGGAGAAATTAATGATTACACAACTTTTGAAGAATTATTTACAACCTTTAATAGTCAAACTTTAGATCTATTTGAATCTGAATTTTTAAATTTCAGTAGATCTCTTTACGATTATGTTGATACATTACCTGAGACTAGTAAATCAGAATCCCTACAAACTTTACAACAAATGGCAAATCCTGATGGAAGTGTTGGTTCATTATCTCAAAAAACATTTAAGAATTTCCATTTCTTGATGAGAGAGTTGATGAAGATACAAACACCAACAGGAACGTCACCTGAAACAAAACTTAGTGAAATAATTACAAGTCAAAACACACAGTTCCAACAAGTATTGTCATCTTTTGTGAATTATGATGTAGTCTTTAAATTTGGAAACCCAACACAGTTTGATAGAAGATTGTATTTAACTTTCTCAACAAGGTTCTTAGAGAACCCAATTATTTATGGGCCATACGAACAAGGAACACTACCACCACAAGTTAGTGTTGCTCAATCAAAACAACAAAGTCCTGAAACGTGGAAAAAACTATTATATTATGTTGGGGAGTCATCAATACCTAAATTACAATATAAAAATAACGGATCGTACATCACAGACTTCTTTATTGATTTAAATGTACAGTTCAATGAAAAAAATGTTGAAGACTTTGCACCACTTATTAAAGTTTATGCGAGTGAAAAATTAAAAAAGAATAACTTGAATTTATCTTCATTTTATTCTTTAATGGATAACTATATAATTGAATCAGATAACTACATAGGTAATGTTATTAATGTAATGTTACCTCAAGTAAGAAAAGAATTACCAACAGTCTTAATCAATCAAGAGTTGACTGATAATAGAGCGAATTTGGAAGCTGGTTTTACAGAACAAACTAGAACTGAGTTATGGGAAACGTTTAAAGCGTTGAATGATACTTGGATTGCAGGATTTGATTTCCAAAACAAAACATTATTTGAAGATGTTCTTTTAGTTGATAGAGCAAGTAGAAATGTTGGGGATAAGATTATTGTCGATATTTTTGAAATACAAGAGTTAATAAAAGACGGTAGTTATAAAAATACATTGTTGGATATGATTACAACAATATTGGTTCAAAATAACTTCCAATATTTCATGTTACCGGCATTTGTTAATTTTTATAATATACAAGACGTAGAAAAAAATCCAACCCCAAGACCTGACGGAACTTTAGAATTTGGTAATTCTTTGTTTGGAACATTTTTAAATGTTGATTACAGAAATAGTTCACCAAAATTCCTTTGTTACTACGTAAACAAACCAAGTGAACACTTGGATATGAATGACAATATTGATTATAGATATAGAGATGATGCTTTTGATCTTAGACGAGCTAGTGATAACCCATTACAAGAGAATCAAGCGTACAAGTTAGATTGGGACAAATCAAACAAAGTTGTTGGATTCAACGTAGATGTAACAAAACCAAATCAACAAATATTCAAAAGTTTTAGCGTTAACCAAAACCCAGGAAAACCGACATCTGAATCTTTAGAAATGTTAAATCAAATGGCTAACTTGGGTGGAAACAGAAGATCAACAACACAATCAGTTTCTTTATATAACCTTTATAAAAATAGAAGTTATGAATGTAGTGTTGAAATGATGGGATGCGCATTAATACAACCATTAATGTATTTCAACATCAGAAACGTACCTATGTTCTCAGGACCATACATGATTACAAAAATTACTCACGATATTAGTGAAGATAGTTTTAATACGTCATTTACCGGAACTAGACAACCATTTTATGCGTTACCTAAGATCGATAATTTTGTTCAAACACTTAACATTAAAATTCTTAATACGATACAAGCTAGAATTCAACAAAACGAAAAGAAAGAAAGGGAAAGTTCTACAAATGTATTGGCTCAAAAAGAAAATGTTTTATCTAATATTAAGGCGGAAGAAACTCTAACTAAAAATCAAGATTGTGTTGCAAATATTAATCCAAGATATCTTAACTATACTGGACTTGACATACCTGCTCAAACATCTCAAACAACAAAAGAGTTGTTTACTGCGATAAGAGATGAGTTATTAAGTAGAGGTTATACATCAACAGGAGATACCACATTCCTTGTTGCGGGATTAGCATTTACAATGGTGTATGTTGATTCAGGTAAAGGATCAGGAATTAATGCTTACGAGAATAATTACAGTACAATAAACTTAAAAGAAGTTTATGGTCCTAACTTTATAAATTACATTAAGAAAAATTACTATTGTATTACAAGAGGAACTAACAACAATTTACCTGTTGCATCATTTAATACATTTAAAGACTTTATCAAATTTGTTGTTGATAAGACATCGACATTAGTAACACTATTAAATCAAGATAAAAATAATTTTGATTTCTCAACACAAGAAGGATTGTCGGCAGCAACGGCAAAACAATATGTTTTAAGCTATCCTGTTGAACAACCCGCAAACGTTTACACTAGTTTGACTGAACAAGAAAAATTAACACTACAACAAGAATTTGTTGCGGCATACAATGTTTACAAAACTGTACAAACTTTCGTGATAAGCTGATATTTATAAATAAAAATACTTATGAGTACTAAAATGTTATTGGATAATTACTTGGGGAAAAACACAAGAGTGTCCGAAAAAGATATGGGTGACGGAACAAAACAAGTTTGTGACTTAGACACAGGTGATTGTTACACTGTCAGAATTAAAGACGGTCTTATTGAAAGAGTCGACAACACTATGAAAACATTTAAAAAAATTCAAGTGGAAACTAATCAAGGTTATAAAACATTATTAAACGGTTAAGATGGGAATAGACGATAAAATTTTAAAAGAGATCGCAAGATACAATTCGATCAACAAATACATTATGGAACAAGATGTTCCACCACCCGCAGATCCAGCGGCGGCAGGAGAAATACCTCCACCTCCTGGAGATCTTGCGGCTCCGGCAGATCCTGCAGCAGCAGGTGCAGATCCTGCAGCTCCCGCACCTCCAGCGGCACCTGGAGAGGGAGGTGATGCAACTCCTATTGATGTTGCTACGGATCCTGATGTTGAGGAAGTTCCTGCTGAAGGAGAAGAAGGAGAAGAAGGAGAAACTGAAGAGTTGGATATTACCGATCTTGTTGATTCACAAAAAACTATTGCGGATAAACAAGAAGAATATTTCACAAATCTTTTTGATCAAATCAAAACTATGGAAGAAAAATTATCAGAAATGGATAATATTGTATCTAAATTGGATAGTTTGGAAAGTAAAGTTGAGAAATATAGACCAAAAACGGCACAAGAAAAATTACAACTTCGTTCATTAGATTCAGGACCATTTAAACAAAATTTGGCTGATTTCTTTGATGAGAAAAAAGATGAGATGGAACAAACAGGAAAAAATGAATACGTTTTAACTCAAGATGAAGTTGAAAGTTTTAGTCCATCTGATATTGAAAAATCTTTCAATGAACCAATGGAAGATGAAGACGACATTTTATTAAACAAATATAATTCATAAGTTTTAAGGTCGAAAAAATCGACCTTAAACTTTTTTTGGCGACACAATTTGACTATAACTTTTTATATACTTATAATTTTAACACATAAACTTTAATTTTTATTTACACATGGCGACAAATTCATTAGACGCAGTACTTGCACAGTACGAGAAATCAACACAGAACACATCATCGAATGGTTCTAAAATGTCTTCTGAGGACCGAATGAAAAAATATTTCGCGGCTCTTTTGAAAGACAATGAAAAACAAGGACAGAGACGAGTACGTATTCTTCCTACAACAGACGGATCTTCACCGTTCAAAGAAGTATGGTTCCACGAGATCCTTGTGGACGGAAAATACCAAAAATTTTATGATCCGGGAAAAAACGACAATGAGCGTTCACCTTTGAATGAAGTTTATGAAGAACTTATGTCAACAGGTAAAGAGGCTGACAAACAATTAGCGACACAATATAGATCACGTAAATTTTATATTGTAAAAGTTATTGATCGCGACAACGAACAAGACGGAGTTAAATTTTGGAGATTTAAACACAACTACAAACAAGAAGGGATCCTTGATAAAATTATTCCAATTTGGAAAGCAAAAGGTGATATCACAGACCCTGATAAAGGACGTGATTTAATTCTTGAGTTAACAAAAGCAAAAACCCCAAAAGGTGCTTTTTACACTGTCATCCAAACAGTTATGTATGATGACCCAGCCGCAATCTCAGAAGAGACTGATCAAATGGTTGATTGGGTTGGTGATGAAATGACTTGGGAAGATGTTTATTCTAAAAAACCTGTAGAATATTTAGAAGCGATTGCACGAGGAGAAACACCTCGTTGGGATTCTGAAAAAGGTGGATATGTTTATTCTAACAACGAAACTTCTGAAGTTTCTATGGGAGGAACAAAAGAACCAAAATCAATTAATGAAGTTGCTGATCCACAAACAACATCAGAGGTTGATGAGGATTTACCTTTCTAATTTTAATTATTAAAAATGTAACGGGAGCAGTTTATTGTTCCCGTTTTTTTATCTATATTTTATAGTACAAATACCAAAAACTTATATCACATGGCACTTAAAAAGAACGACTTTAGTTCGTTGAAGAAAAAATTCTCTTCAGACGCAAAATATAAACCACAAAGATTTTTTGATCTTGGTTCCGACTTCTTGGATGCGGTGGGTTTACCTGGACCAGCGATCGGACACCTTAATATGTTATTGGGTCACTCCGACACAGGTAAAACAACAGCACTTATTAAAACTGCGGTTGATGCTCAAAAAAAAGAAATTCTTCCTGTTTTCATTATTACGGAACAAAAATGGTCTTTTGAACACTCAAAGTTGATGGGGTTTAATTGTGATGAAGTAGTTGATGAAGAAACAGGTGAATTAACTTGGGACGGATTCTTCTTGTTTAATAACAACTTCAGTTATATTGAACAAATCACAGATTACATCAACGATCTATTGGATGCACAAGAAAAAGGTGAGTTAGATTATTCACTTTGTATAATGTGGGATTCAGTTGGATCAGTTCCTTGTAAAATGACTTACGAGGGTAAAGGAGGTAAACAACACAATGCAAGTGTTTTAGCCGACAAAATTGGTATGGGTATTAACCAACGTATTTCGGGATCTCGTAAGGCAGATTCTAAATATGAAAATACCTTAATCATTGTTAATCAACCATGGGTGGAATTACCTGACAATCCGTTTGGTCAACCCAAAATTAAAGCAAAAGGTGGTGAAGCAATTTGGTTAAATTCTTCTTTGGTATTCTTATTTGGTAATCAAAAGGGGGCTGGAACAACAAAGATCACGGCAACAAAAGATAAACGAACTGTAAAGTTTGCATCAAGAACAAAAGTGTCGGTTATGAAAAATCACATCAATGGACTTGGTTTTGAAGACGGAAGAATTATTGTGACACCACACGGATTTTTACCTGGTAAGGATACAACGGAGGAAAAAGCATCAATAGAAAAGTATAAAAAAGAACATGCTGACTATTGGAAAGACATAATCGGAGTTGATGGTGACTTCGATTTGAAAACAGAAAAAGAAGAGGTAGAGTAAGAATAACTTAAAAATTAGGGAGTGTCCAAGACATTATTAGTAGACGGAAATAATTTATTGAAAATTGGATTTCATGGTGTTAGAGATTTTTATCACAATGGAAAACATGTCGGTGGTGTATGGCACTTTCTAAATACTCTTCGTAGATTTTTGGAGGAACACAACTATAACAAAGTTGTTGTATTTTGGGATTCAAAAACCTCATCTTCACAAAGAAGATTGATATACCCAAAGTATAAATTGAATCGTAAACCTTCAGAGTCTGAACAGAAAGAAGAATCTTTTTCGGAACAAAAGCAAAGAGTTAGACAATACCTTGAGGAGATGTTTGTAAGACAACTGGAGACGGAACACGCAGAAGCTGATGACTTAATTGCTCAGTACTGTAAAATCTCTTTAGACGAAGAAAAAACAATATTCTCAAGTGATAGGGATTTAACTCAACTTATCTCTGAAAAAGTTTCAATTTATTCACCATCCGCAAAAAAATATTATAAGTTTGGGGACAATATTAAATTACATGATATTGAAATTCCTCACTATAATGTTAAAACCGTAAAGATTCTCACTGGAGATAGTTCAGATAACATTGATGGCATCTTCTATCTTGGTGAGAAAACTTTAATTAAATTATTTCCTGAGCTACTTGAAGAGTTAGTAGAAATACCCTATATTTTGGGTAGAAGTACTAATTTACTTAAGGAGGAAAAAGGTAATGTGGCTCTTCAGAATCTATTAAGTGGTAAAACTAAAGAAGGTATTTTTGGTGATGAATTTTTTGTAATCAACCAAAAACTTGTCGACTTGGATGAGCCACTCTTAAGTGATGATGACAAAGAATTAGTTAGATTATATTACTCTGAATCGATGGATCCCGACGGAAGAGGACATAGAAATTTAATTAGAATGATGATGGAAGATGGGTTCTTCAAATATCTACCTAAGGGTGACGACGCTTGGGTTAGTTTTTTGAAACCATTTCTAAAGTTAACAAGAAAAGAAAAAACAAATTTTAGAAACAAAAAAAATTAAAAAAAACAAATGAAAGAACAGGATATTACCAAAGTTGAATTTTTGTTAATGTGTAACGATAACATTGTGGTTCAGAGATTCTTTAATGTTAGAAACTTTAATAAAAATGCTCACAAATCTGAGGATTTTTATTATCACATTGAGAGTATTTGTAATGAGTTAAAATACGATCTTAAGATGAGATCATTAACTTACATGTTGGATAACCAATATGAAATTTCAGAAAATCCAGATGTATTAAATACATCAATTACAGACGGTCAGGAAAATTTTAATCTAATAATTAAGCTTGGAGACATGACAATTTGTCAGCGTGAGTTTGATGCTAAAGTATACCCCCCAAAGGTAAGATATACCGTAGACCTACGCCCAAAGTTAAAAAGCATCCTTTCCTCACTTACTGACATTTTTTCAGGTAGAGATTTTAATTATTTTTATCCTGAATTTATCAAAAACTAATACTATTTATTTTTACTAAAGAAGAGAAAACTATATGGCGACGGGTAAAAATTTTGAATATTTAGGTAATACGTTTCAGTTACAATTACTTAATCAAATCATTGTGGATAAAGACTTTTCACATTCAATTATTGATGTGATAGAGAATAATTATTTTGAAAACAAGTACTTCAAAATCATCATTCAAATGATTAGAGAGTATTATGTGAAATATGACCACACACCTTCGTTTGATACGTTAGAACAAATTACAAAATCTGAATTACAACAAGAAATTGCGTCCAAAATTGTTATGGACACAATTAAGAAAATTAAGGATGCACCTATCGATGGTGTGAGTTTTGTACAGGAAAAAGCCTTAAAGTTCTGTAAACAACAAGAACTACAAAAGGTTATGGGTAAGGCTCAAAAGATCATTGATGGTGGTGAGTTTGAGAACTACGATACTCTTGAAGAACTGGTTAAAACCGCTCTTCAGGTGGGTGCAAAAGACACTACTATGTTAGATGTGTTCTCCAATCTTGAACAAGTTCTTGAGGATGATTACAGACACCCAGTTCCAATGGGAATACCTGGTATTGATAGATTATTAAAGGGAGGTTTGGCAAAAGGAGAAATTGGTGTTATTTTAGCACCTACAGGGGTTGGTAAATCAACTATCCTAACTAAGATGGCAAATCATGCTTTTAACTTAGGTTTTAATGTACTTCAGATCTTTTTTGAGGACAACCCAAAAGTTATCCAAAGAAAACATTTTACATTATGGACTAAGATTCATCCTGACGATTTGTCAGAGAAAAGAGATGAGGTAATGAATAGAGTTAGGGAAATTGAGGAATCAATGCCAAACAAGTTGATTATGAAGAAGTTACCATCGGATACTATGACGATGTTACAAATCAAAAATCAAATTAGAAAAATGGTTTCTGACGGGATTAAAGTTGATATGATTATTTTAGATTATATTGATTGTGTAGTTCCTGATAAGAATTTGGGTGACGAATGGAAAAGCGAAGGGTCAGTAATGAGAGCATTTGAGGCAATGTGTCACGAAATGAATATTGTTGGTTGGACAGCAACTCAAGGTAACAGAGCTTCAATATCTTCCGAAGTTGTTACAACAGATCAAATGGGAGGATCAATTAAAAAGGCTCAAGTGGGTCACGTTATTATATCAGTTGCAAAAACATTACAACAAAAAGAAATGAAATTGGCAACAATCGCAATAACAAAATCACGTATTGGTGATGATGGCGTTGTATTTGAAAACTGTAAGTTTGATAATGCAATGATTGAAATAGACACTGAAAGCTCAATGACGTTCTTAGGTCTTGAAGAACAAAAAGAAGAAAGACAAAGAGAAAGAGTTAAAGAACTCTTAGAAAAAAGAAAACAAAGAGAAACACAATCAAATTAACAAAATAAATAAATTTATAAAAATGGAAAAAATACTAGTAGAAAATCCTAGTCGATTTGTTATCTTCCCTATTGAACACAACGATATATGGGAATATTACAAACAACACCAAGCGGCGTTTTGGACGGCAGAAGAGGTGGATTTAACTAATGACATCAGAGATTGGGAAAATTTAACTGATAACGAAAAATACTTTATCAAAAACGTATTGTCATTTTTCGCGGCTTCTGACGGTATTGTAAACGAAAACTTGGCGGAAAATTTCTACAGAGAAGTGCAATACCCTGAGGCTAAATTCTTTTACGGAATACAATTGGCTATGGAAAACATTCACTCATTAATGTATTCGTTGTTGATAGACACATACATTAATAACCCAAAGGAAAAAGATGAATGTTTCAATGCAATTGATAGATTACCAGCGGTTCAGAAAAAAGCTAAATGGGCTTTGGAATGGATTGAAAAATCATCATTCGCAGAAAGATTAGTTGCATTTGCCGCTGTTGAAGGTATCTTTTTCTCAGGATCATTCTGTTCTATTTTCTGGATGAAATCAAGAGGAATTATGCAAGGTTTATGTAATGCTAATTCTTTAATATTTAAAGATGAAAATTTACATTGTGATTTTGCAATTCACCTATTAAATAACCATTTGGATGTTAAACCTTCTGAAAAAAGAATTAAAGAGATTTTACTTTCAGCATTAGAAATTGAAAAAGAATTCATTACAGAATCACTTCCAGTTTCTTTGATAGGAATGAATTCAAATTTAATGAAACAATATCTTGAGTTTGTGGTCGATGGACTACTTGTTAAGATGGGATGTAGTAAACAATTCAATGTTGAACAACCATTTAAGTTTATGGAGCAAATTGCCGTTGAAACTAAAGGTAATTTCTTTGAGTCACGAACTATGGAGTATCAGAAGGCAAAACTTAATGAAACCATAACATTTACAGAGGATTTTTAATTTTTAGAATATGTCATTAAAAATAAATAAAAGAGGGGAGGAAAGTGTATCGTTTAATCCTCAAAAAATTTACAACAGAGTTAAAAGAGCCGCAAAAGGTTTAAATGTTAACTCAGACGAAATTTTTATTAAAGTGATCACTTCTGTACCAACAGAAGGTGAGGTAACTACAAAAGAACTTGATAAATTAGTTTATGAGATTGCGGCTTCTTACACAGGTAGTCACCACGACTACTCAAGATTAGCAGCGAGTGTTGCAATTTCATCTTACCACAAAGAAACAAATGAAAGTTTTTCACAAACAATGATGCGACTTTATGAAGATGGTGTCATTAATGAAAAATTGATTGAGACAATTAAAGAGTATGGTGAGGATACTATTGATGCGGCTATTAATCATGAAAATGATTATAACTTTGATTACTTTGCTTGGAGATCATTACAAGAAATGTATTTGTTGAAAAGACCAAATGGTAAAGTAATTGAAAGACCACAACATATGTATATGAGAGTTGCACTATGGGTGACTAATAATATTACAGATGCGTTCGAATACTACCAATCATTGTCAAATCAACTAATTTCAAAAGCAACACCAATCATGATTAATGCCGGAACAAAAGTTCCGCAAATGGCTTCATGTGTTCTTCACTATAATAACTCTGACTCAAGAAAAGGATTATTAGATACATTAACCGATATCTCAACGTTCTCTTCTGATGCGGCAGGTATTGGATTATCTATGTCTAATATTAGAAGTAAAGAAAGTCGAATCTCAAGTTCAGGTGGATATGCTGGTGGTCTTTTAAAATATTTAAAAATTGTTAACGAATCACTCAGATTCTTTAACCAACAAGGTCGTAGACCTGGTAGTGCTGCTATCTATCTTGAACCTTGGCATAAAGACATCTTTGATCTTTTAGATATTAAAAAGAATACAGGTGCTGAAGAATTAAGGGCTCGTGATTTATTTACAGCACTTTGGATTCCTGATAATTTCATGAGAGCGGTTAGAAACAACGGTAGTTGGTATTTGTTCTGTCCTAATGATATTACTAAAGCCGGTTTAAAACCATTACAAGAATGTTTTGGTGATGAATACGAAGAGGTTTATGATATGGCCGTTTCTATGGGGTTAGGTAAAAAAGTAAAAGCCCAAGACATTTGGAGTAAAGTTGTTGAATCTCAAATTGAAACAGGTGTTCCTTACTTATGTTCTAAAGATAGTGCAAATAGAAAAACTAACCACCAAAACATCGGAGTTATTAAACAGTCTAACTTGTGTAATGAGATTTACCAATATACTGATGAAGAGACTACTGCAATATGTACACTTTCATCTATGGTATTGAAAAACTTTATTCAAGGAGGTAAATTTGATTTTGAACTTTTATTTAATGAGGTTAGAAAAGTTGTTAGATCACTTAATAAAGTTGTAGATGTAAATAACTACTCAACTGAAAAAGGTAGAAAAGGTGGTTTAGCTCAAAGAGCGATTGCAATTGGGACTCAAGGTTTGGCGGATGTATTTTATTTAATGGATTATATATTCACATCTAATGAAGCTAAAAAATTAAACAAAGATATTTTTGAAACAATCTACTATGCTTCTATCTATGAAAGTAATCAGTTGTGTATGAACGGTAAATACGAAGCTTACTCATTCTTTAACGGATCACCAATGTCTCAAGGAATATTCCAATTTGATATGTGGGGGTTAGATGAAACA